CCTCCTTTGTGCCGTGATGTTCGCAATACATTGTTGGGTCGCATACATATCCAACAATTCGGTTTGCATAACCTTTTCCACCCCATCGCTCTCATCCGTGTAGCGTTTGCACGCATTGAATGCACTTGTCCATGCCGCACGCTGAGAAGCAATTTTCTTCTTCTCGGACACATTTTGCTTTTGTTCAAGCCAAATGATGAGGTTGTGAAAATTGTCGTAAATCATTTCCGAAGCCATCATCACATGATCCTCAGTCAATACAGGAGAGCGCATGATGGTGGCTATCAGATTGGTGAATATCATCGTGTAATTCTCAATGTTGGGGATGAAGGAGAGGGCTGTTTCGCGCACATCGTCACTTGAAATGCCGTGAGCCAATTGGTAATAGTCATCGGTTGCGTTGAGCAACGCCGCCGAATAACCCGGTGAAACCTCAAACAAATCGTAGGCGTGTTCCATCGCCGCCTGTTCTCTTTCTTGGTCGCTAAGCCTTGTCCACTGTTCACCACGACTGATGGTGTAGGTGAAGGCATTTCCTTCTTCATCAACACGCTCAACCACTTCATCCGTTAGCCCCATAGCGTCAAACAGACGACCCTTCACAAAATCCACACATTGTTCAATGTAGGTGGCGAGAACATCATAGTCCATGATTCGCCCATCGGGTCGCACATACGCACCACCCACACGGTGTTCACTCACGGTCTGTCGTTGCTCGGCAGTGATGTCGTTTTGATACAAGAATACACGCTGAAAGAAACCCTTGTCCAACACATGAGCCATGATGTCTTTTGGAGGGAAGGTCGTCATCCACAGGGACACTCCTGATGGCGTGTGGACTGAACCACCGACCAAGTGTTTCACCAATACATTCGTGCGTGAACCAAGTGGGGCCATAGCCTGTTGAAGATACAGGATTTTGTCGCTAAAATATGCCTTCTGATCGTTGAGCAATACGCTCGCCTCGTCAAAGAGCAGGGTCTTGTAGCCGTTGAGCAAACCCGGCACAGTGATGTGGTTGATTTCACCCGTAGGGCGACCATCCTCACCGATGACAGGTTGCTCTTGGACTGTTCCAATCAATTTTGCATCCGACCCCGCCGTGAAGGTTTCGCTTTCAATACCAAGTGCCTCAAGAAGTCGGTCTGTGAATTCCCAAGCAATTGATTTACCTGTCCTTGATTGCTGAATCCAATATGTGTGAACACGACAATCAATGTATGTGCCGTGAATGGGAATACGCATGAATGGCGCACACACCTGACCCATCACAAAGAAAAAAGAAAGGAGTCCTGCGAATTCGTTGAAGAATGACACGGTATTGAAACGCTCAATGTAGCCACGAATGAAACGAGAACCACTGTTGTCGGAATTGACTACACCGTAGTCATCCCATTTTCTCGTCAAATCCCTTACCGATTCAATGCCGTTCATATAGACCAACCCCTGTGCTTTCTCGCCTAAACGCTTCCCACCTTAAACTTACGCCATCGTTTTACGATGGGTCTGTTTCACCACAGGTTGCTCACTCGTTAGGGCTTGGTGCAAATCCTCCGCACGCTTTTTCCCAACGCCTTCAATGTTCATCAATTCCCTCTTCGTAGCACCTGTCAATTCAACAATTGAGCCAAAGTGTTCAAGCAGATTCTTAGCGGTGGTTTCACTGCATCCCAATGCCCTGAGTCCGTCAATCCGAACATCCTCCGAGCGTGTTTTACGCAGGGTGCGTAGGGTGTTGCTTGAGCCAAGCGTGCCGTCTTTTTGACAACGCTTCACAATCCATCGCGCGGCGGCAGATGCGGTTGAGAATTGCATGATTGTGATGTCGTAATCAACATCAAAGCGAGCCAAAGAACCAATGTAGCGAGCCTCCATTTGTGCATAGGATGCACTTCTGTTGCCCCTTTTACGAAGTGCGGCAACATATTGATCCACAGTCCCGTGAATCACTAACACCATGCGTTCAAAATTGTCATCCATGTTCGCCAATTGGTTTTGAAGATGCCCACTATGAAGCGAATTAAAATAATCGTGAATGGACTTGGCTTCAATACCCATTGAACCGAAACAATAGTCCGTAATCAAATTCTCCTGCATTTGATAAGGGATGCCCTCTTTTTCACAGTGCTTTATCACGCCCTTCTCAAGACCTGAGCGTTCCCGATAGTCAATGAACAAGGTGGTTTCGGTCATTTTCGCCCCCTCCGTTTGATAATGTGCGTTGGGTTGTAGCATTCGTGGCAAATGTCATGCAAAGGATGCAAAACATTCGTTGAACGGTTGCACCGCTTACAAATCAGCATTTTTTTCACTTTCATCCCCCCTTTGTGCCAATGTCAATTCTTCAAGCCTCGCCCGGTTGAGCAAATCGGTGACAAGCATAGCCCACTTAGGATCACCTGTGATGGCTACGGTTTGACGCTTTTGACAAACATCAAATGCACCCTCCATTTCCTGACTCTCACGAAACGCCCATTCGGGTTCATCATACCCAAAATCAGCCCATGTGAATTCTTTTTGCATAGCCCTCAATTCGTCTGTTTGTTCTTCAACCTGAGAGGCTTTCTTGCGAATAGCCTCCAATTTTTTCCTTCGTATTTCTTCAATATCGTCAGTCATTCTTTCACCTCATCATGTCTTTGGGACACTTGAACATCAGCATCACAACCGGAACACTTGAGCATAGCGACAATTCCTTCGCCTTCGCCAAAAATTTCATCATAATTGAAATCCGATTGCCAAATCAATTTACCGCCACATAACCAACATACATCTCTTCTTGTCAATTTATTCACCTCCACTGCCATCATAAAATGGACAACGACCCAAGCAATACCCCTTCTCGTAAAGTGTGCGACATGAAGGGGTCATGTAAAAATTGCTGACTCCAATGGACACATACCTTCGTGTTGTTTCTTCGTTGTAGTCCGACCATTGAAGGTCGTTGATGAACGAACACACGCTCTCCACAATGCTTTCGTTAGACACTTGTGATGAACGAGGGGGGCGGGCAAACGACCTAAAGCGGTCTTGTAGGAATATCATCAAATAGACTCTCGCTTCGTGTGGGGGGTTTCCACCAACATCACAGGCGGATGCCGCAAGGCATGGCAACACATTGATTGAACCGACTTTTTTCATATCAATATCAACGGGCTGTGCTTCAAACGGCTTATCGGGATCGCGTTGTTGTATTTCCAAGGTCATCCCCTTTGAACCATAAATAGTCATGCCACCTTGAGGTTTCAATGCTCGGTCAAGAATGTCCTCCCATGTCAAATCAAAGTCCTCGGTCTTGAGAGGGAAACCCCACAGACCACGCTTGAAATTGTAGGTGTTGGGAATGCGGATGTGACGGTCAGGGCGGAACGACACAACAGGGTCAAGAGTGCTTAGCGACCATTCCTTCACCCACCCCTCCACGAGCCTCCTGCCTGTCGTCATCAAATCCGACATACCTCGCCCATCCGGGTAATGTGTTCGGTCAAGGTTCACCCAAACATGAACACCCCCGCCTGTGAACCACATGGCGTGTTTGAAGTCGTTGCTCAGCAAATGGTGATGAAGCATGGACACTTCTTGGAGGCAACGATTTCCTGCCTCGCTATCACTCCGCCCATTTACCTTTGCACGCTCATAATCAAAGTCCATCACGAAGTGTGGGACTACGGCTGTGTTGTATTCAGCACGCTTTCCTGTTCCTTTCAATGCCCTAAAGCCATAAACCGTAGTGGTGAGGTTATCAGCACCATTGGTTGCTTCAACATAGCGTTGTAATTCCTCCATCGTGTGAACGACCTTACGCTTTCGCATATCCACCTCACGAGGAAAATGGCGGAATAGGTGAGCCATGATGAATCACCAATCAAATAATGTGCGTTGCTCTTTGCTTCGCCCGCTAATCATTTCAATTCTCTTTGGCATCAAATCAACATATTCGGGATTTAATTCGCACACAATTGCTTTACGCCCATGTTTGAGTGCGACTCCTGCGGTTGTTCCTGAGCCACCGAAGGGGTCAAGGACTGTTCCGCCAACACTCAATTCACATTCGCATTCGCATTGTTTAACAAGCCCCAAGTCAATGGTTTCTCCCTTCACCTTGATGCCTGAACGGATGAAAATTTCTGTCATGGCTTTGTCGTATGTGTCATCCAAGTCAAGCAATTTCTTCAAATCCATCCAATTTTCAGCGGGCGGATAACTCCCGCCCTTTGTAAGCCAATGGTGTGCTTGCCATGAACCAAAAAATTCCTCAACCTCTTTAATTGTCAAGCCCGCCTTCTTTCTGTTTTTTTGCAGGTATTGGCGCAATTCTTCGTGGTCGGGCAAATTCCTATCCTCTATGACTCGTGTTAATTTGCTGACCCTTTCGCCATCCACAATTTCATAATTCGGAATCATAGAATCATGGTTCAAATTGCTCTTATCCAATTCTTCAAGCGACAAAAAGCGTTCTTCTGTCCTGAATCCCCTCTTATACGGAGTCAAGCAAGAGGAACAAACCTTTGGTGGACACCCCGCAAGAATACAAGGTTCAATCAATTCAGGAGGGAACACGGCAAAGTGAGCCTCCGAATATGGCTTAGGAGATACATTCCAAACACTGCGTTTGTTCTTTGTTTCGTATGACTTTTCTAAGACCGAATGTGGTTGCAGACCTGTTCCTTCATTGTGATATTTGCCATTGGTTCGATCTCTCGTTCCCCAATCCTGTTTTACGGGTTCTTTGATAGCCTCCGAATCATAGAAATATTTCTTTGACTTGCTCAAAAGGAAAATGTATTCATGGCTCTTGGTGCATCTATCCCTAACCGACTCAGGCATACAATTTGGTTTAGCCCAAATGATGTCTTGACGCAAATACCAACCATCGGCACGCAGTGCAAAGGCGAGCATCCACGGTATGCCGATGAGGTCTTTTGGCTTACAATTCGGTGCGTCGGTTTTAGTCAATGAGCCTTCAATCGTTCCCTTGTTTGTTCCTTGCTTGCCGCCTTCTTGATGTGAGCCATCGGCGTTGCGCCCTTTACCACTCCCTGCGTAAGAATCCCCAATGTTCACCCACAAAGTGCCGTCATCACGAAGCACCCGCTTTACCTCACGAAAGACTGATACGAGGTTTTGAATGAATTGTTCGGGTGTTTTTTCCAATCCTATTTGAAAATCCACCTTAGTCGCACCACATTTGGTGCAATCGCCACTATCAAGTGCGGAGTTATTGCTTCCTCTCCCCTCACGATCAATAAAATTCCTATTATTGCCCAACACCACGCCTTCGTGTTCACAATCCGGGTTTCCCCCTTCCCACGAACCTGTGCCATAATCCCTCAAAGCATAATAGGGCGGAGAGGTCACACAGGTGTGGATAGATTTTTCGGGTAATTCTTTCAAGCGTTCAAGACAATCACCCTCAAGCACAAAACAGTCGTCTAACAATTTTCTCATTCTCCACCCTCCAAGTGCTGAGTGTAGCGAGGACAGAATTCTTTCAATCCACACCACGGGTCGCAAATGTTGTATTGGCGGTATTCGGGGATGAGGGCAAACATTGACCCCTCCCCATCGCCCTTGTATCGCCTGTGCATACGAATCAGGTTGTGCATATCAGCGAGCATTTCACCGATTTCTTTCACTCTAACGGGTTCAACATGACGGAATATCTCGCTTTCTTCTGTTTCGCCTTGAAGCCCCTTTGTGTGATCCCAACCCCAATGAGTGATTCGTGCTGAATTGTCCGTTTTACGAAGCAACCACACATAGAAAGCCATTTCCTTTCTCATGCTGTTGTATTTGAAGGGCTTATCCTTCCACAAGCCCGTTTTCAATTCGTGAATATGAAGTGTGCCGTCAGGGTTGGTGAAAATCCTGTCAATGAATCCCGTGAAGTGAACCAATTGCTTGATGCCATCCACCTCAACCTCAACCACATCATCAACCAACAATTCGTTTCCTGTCGGCAAAAAATTAACGGGATCTGACGACAAAAAGCGTTGCACCTCAGCAACACGATAACGGTCTAAGTGCAAATCCTCATCAAGCGTGAAAACCTCTTGGGGCTTTTTGAGTCCCGTAGCATCAGGCATACAATTTTGAAAATACATATCCACCTTATCGGCATCAAGACCCTTCGCATATTCAATATCCACATTGTCATAGAATTGCTCAACGATGTCGTGGACATTTGTTCCTCTCAACATATCATCGTTCTGTGGCTCTTTCATGCCGATGATGCGGCCAATGAAATATTGCTGAGCGCAAAAGGTGGAGTCACCGAGTGATGATTTGCTCATTCTCAAAATGTAATTTTGCTTCATGCCGGGATGCCATGCGTATGTTGAAAACAACCCTTCACGGTTCGGCACAGGGTATGCTCTTGGTGGTTTGTGTTCAATCATGTGTATCACCATAAAGAAACGGGTCTTGAAGCATCGGCTGTGGGTTCACTCCAACCCATAGCCTCATAGATAAGTGCAACGGGTGCAATCACTTGTTTTTGCACGATTGTTGTCAAATCAAGTGGGAGTGAAGCCAATTCCTCATCGGTGCGATACGCTTCAATCCCACGCTTTGTGTAAAGGTGTGGGACTCCATCGCCATCCTTGAAGTGCAAATGCTTAGGGGCTGTGAGGTTGTATTTCTTTGCCGCACCTTGAAAGCCACCCTGTTGTCCATACCTCTCAGGGTCTTTGCCCAAGCGTGAACGCATGGTCAAGTGTTTGCGAGGGATAGAGCCTGACTTGACTTCTTTGATGATGCCATAAACGATGTCGTCAATAGCATCACGATCAGCCAAGTCCCGACACAACGCCATGAATGCTTCGCCTTGGACACGCTTGGTGATTCGTGATGCGTTGCTCTTTTTGTATTCAAAACCTGTCACATGGAGTGATTCTTTCGGCCAAACGACCCAACCAAAATTGCGATTCTTCTTTGCGGCAATCCACGCCTTCATAAATTTCTCAAATTCAACAACAAACCTATCACTATCAAATTCCTCCTGTATGATTTGTGTCAAACGCTCGGCAATTTCCTCACCGTTGGCTTCACCGATTGAAATGTAGGCACTATCGGTGTGACCTGCGAGGGCAGGATAGCCCATGTCATCGCATATTTCCATAAGTCGCCCAACCAACGAGCGACCAACATAGGTGATAGCCGATGCGACTTCAAGGTGGCTCTCGCCGTGTCCTGTGTGTCCCATCAAGCCATAGACCGATGCGGCGGCACGCTTGAATGCCAATTGGAGTGTGTTGAAACCTGCATATTCCTGTGAATTGGGTTCGTGTTTTTTCATTTCCGCCTTTGCACTATTCCTCGCCTCAGCGAGATCAATCTGCAATTGGGGGAGAACACCCATTTTGCCCTGATACCAAATAGAACCGTTCCCCAATGTCCGTGTTTCATCACCAACCTCATAGCGAATTGTTTCCGGGCTGATGTTGTTTCCTCGTTGGATTTCAGCATACATAGCCCGGAAGTCAAAGACACCCACATTGGTGAAACGACCCACTTTCGGTTCAGCCACAAAGCCACCCGATAATTCCCCGTCTGTTCCTTTGTGGTATGTCCCTGTTGGTGATGCCCATGTTGCTCTCCTGCGTAGGAGTCCTCGTGCAAAACGACTGACGGTGAACACGGATGAGAACGATACCCCACACACGCGCTGTAAAGCCATGAAGAAGCGACTGACATGGTATTCACGGTCAATCCTATCGGTGAGCAAAATGTCGCCCCTGTGGTATGCACAGAACGCCTCAAAATCCTCCAACCACATATCGTGGTGAGTCATTCCTTTCATGTCCACCTTCCACCACTCAGGATTGTTGGGGAACAATAATTCACCCACCGCACCAAGTCGCCTATCGGACAATTGACCGTTTCCTCCATCGCGCCACACTCGCTCAAAACCATGATTCCTGTCAGCCAAGTCAAGAGTCATGCGACCAAGCATAATCTGTGTTCCTTCTTGATACACGCCTGAGCGTGGTAAATGGGTCATTGGTGGTGAAGCACATTGAATGGGCGAAGCCCAATCCAAAGAAAGACCATGATGTTTGAACCGCTTGTATAGCATCGGCCAATCAGCGCGGTTGCCCGCCCATGTGGTGATGAGGTCAGGGTTCAATTCCTCAAACGCCTGTGCGAATGCCTCAAGCATTTCCTTCTCGGAACGATATGGTTTGAGAACGCCCTCGTAGGTTGGATGCCAAGTCCATGTGCGAGCAACCACTCCATCGGTGGTGTAGCCGAGCATGGTGATTTCATTGTCTTGATTCCACTCCATGTCAAAGCCACCTGCCTTAACGATGTTGTCAAACCAATCAGGCATATCACCTGCCTCGTATGTATCAATACAAAAACGATCAACGAAGTGAATGTCGGCTTCCCATGTGTCACCTGCGATTTCCCGCATAGCCCGTATGTCCTTTGAGGTCGGTGCAACCACTTTTCGCAGGGTGCGACCATGAGGGTGTTCTTTGCTTGGGAGTGAAGTGGCTGTGTCCTCAGTCAATTCCCAACCAAAGAAACGAGCATCATACATTTGAGTCAAACGCTCTATCAGGCGTTCATCATCAAGCACATAGAAATACGGTTTGAAGTCATGGTGTTCCTCAACCAATGACCCGTCAGGCTTTCGCCACCGAGTGAAGATGCGTTCTTCTTCGTCATTCGTGATGTATCGCTCAACAATCATTGTAATCACTCGGCTTCTTGCCGAGGTGCTACAATGACGGTTGTGCCGTGTTCCTGACCCTCATCGGCTTCGTGACGAAGCAGGAGAGGTGTGTCAGCACCACACGACAAATGGATAACACCACCACTCGGCATAGCCTTCAGTGCATCCAACAACCAAGAACCAAACCAAATGGATGTTTCTTCTTCAAGACAGTCACTTTGAATCGCTTCAATCGTATGTTCAATGCGAATACCATCACGCTGAACCACATAGACCAATTCATCGCCCGACACAATCAAGCAAAACAACGCCCCGCCGTTGATTGACGAACCGATTTTTTGTAATGCACGAACCGTGTTTGATTCAAATTGGTATTTGTATGTGAAGTCCGATTGTCCGAAGTGAGCGTAGTCAGCACCCCGTGATTCCTCAAGGGTGTTCAGCAATTGTTCAACACCCGCTGACGAAGTGGCCGAAGCCAATGTCGGGATGCGAAAGAACGACCCACCTGACATGATGGTGAGGGTATCACCGTCACAGGAGAGTCGGATTTCGTTTTCCTCCGTTTGTGGTAAATCCTTGACGAGAGAAATGATTGTGCCGATTTGACCCATGACAATGTTTCCTCCTTCAACAACATCAGCACCCGCCCAACGATTGATGAAGAAGGCACGATCTGCCGTTCCCGATGCGTAAATGCGTTGGGTTTCTTCATTTGCATGGAGAACGAGGTCATCCATAGCCGAGAAGCCTGACATGAACGAATTGAAGTGGTTGCGATTGATGACGACTTGAACCATCACTCATCACCTCCTGCGATGTCAAATTCACCCTTCTTGAGTCCATCCCAACCATACCATGTCCCGCCCTCGTTGTTGCGTTCAAAGAGCAAATGTCGGCCACCTGATTGGAGAGATGTGCGGTTCGCCACGACTCGTGCATAACCACGCACAACGCCCGTCAATTCACCGTTCTCATCCCGTTCCTCTTCAATTTCGGTATAGACCACTTGTTGAAGGTGTCCTTCGGTGTCCTTGAGCCACTTGGGTGAGTCTTGACCCACCAATTCGTTGCCCGTGTTGTCGTATGCGGGTTTCATGTGAGTGATGACATACGCATGGACACCACCACGACACAATTCACGGAGAGCGACCATAGCGGTTTGGTATCGTGTGGCACGAATGTTCCAATTGAAACGACCAATCTGTGTGGTTGCCTTCTTCCCGGCCACAGCAATACCATCAACACCCAATTCAAGGTCATCCACCTTCATGCAGGTTTCAGTGATGTGAAGCCAATGATCTGCCCCATCAAACACGACAGTCTTGAGGTATGGCTTGGGCATTTTACCATGTTCCATGAAGAAATTGTTCTGTTCCTCCATTTGTGCCTGTGCCGCCTTGAGAATGTCAATGGTCTGTTGAAAGGTCGCAGGGAAATCATACGGCACACGACTGTTTCCATAATTGAAAACCCACGGATTGAGAACAACAATGTTTGCCGCCTTATCCTTGTGGTGTGCCGCCTTCGTGGTTTCACCACCAAGGTCAAAGTCAATGTGCCAAATTTCAGCACCATTGGCGATTTCATCAGGGGTGAGGCTGTCAAGCACCATACCCGTTTTACCTGTTTTGGGATTGCCTGAAATACCGCACATCACATAGGTTTCCTGTCGGACAGCCATAGTGCGTGCTGACTGAATCATGCGAGCGATGACCGGGTTCATGTTAGCCGATGCGTTGAATGCGGGTGCTTGGTGAGCAACCGCCTGTGGGTTTGGCTTGGGTTGTTGTGGTTTAGCCTCAGCCTGTGGCTTTGGCTGTTGTGGTGCGGGCTTCGCTTGAGCCTTCGGCTCAGGCTTTGGTTCAGCACCCTTGACGGGTGGCTCAAAATTGCCCTTCTGTTCCTTGAATCCATCCAAAAATCCTGTTCCTGACATCACTCATCACCTCCGACACCAAATCCACCGAGATTGCCGAGGTCATTGGAGTCCTCGCTCGGTTTCTGTGCGGGAATAGATTTGTTGGGAATGGCGTAAATGCCATGTGCGTTGATTTTGACGACATCCTCACCGTTGGTGTTGGTATAGGAGTCGGTGCGACCAACAACCCAAATGCGAGAACCACGAGCGTAAGGTAGCCACTCGCCACCCTTCAACACATTCATGGCGTTGAATTTGTCGTGGTGGATGCCACTCACACCGATGCCAATGCGAGCGTTGGGATCTTCTCGTCGCAACACCTGATTGGAGATGGAGAGGTAATAATCACGACCCGTTGAATCCCATTGGGACTCACGACCTTCGTGATTGATGTCCATGACACCCCCAACGATGACAACCAAAGCACCATCGTAGCGTTGCACACCGTTCCTGTCCACATAGGACTCGGTTCGGTTTGTCATGTGATGGTCAAGCAAATCACCGAGATTGACGAGTGCTTCCCCACAGGTTGTGAGGAATTGCTCAGGTTTGAAGAGGGATGCACCCGCTTCACGATTCTGTTCGGGAATCCAATCAAGACCGTAGGCACAGGCAGGGTTGCTCACGGACAGCGTTGCCCCTGAGCCATTCCAACCCTCAGCGTCAAATTCGCCCTTGATGAGAACAGGTTGCCACAATTTCCAATCGTGATCTGCCGCCTCCCATTGACCTTCAACCTTGACGGTGATTGGCCCTTCGGACAAGAATTTCTCTTTGGTGTTGCCGTGAAAAGTCCAAACACTCTTCGTCATGTAGGCGAGTGTAGGAGTGTTGTCAGGCTTGAGCATGGAGATGTTCACCTTCTCGTTGATGGGAATGACCCACGATGGTTGAGAATCGGCATCCTTGTCGCTTTGATACACACCTTGAGAGTGTTCAATGAGCCATTTGCCGTCTTTG